ATATCTAATTTATTGGAAGCGTTATAAACTCCCTCGTAATTGTCGCAAATTCTTTTTAAATTCCTTTCTAAATATTTGCTGAAAGTTTTTTTATCTGCATCGCATAAATCGTCATTTATGCGTCTTATGATTTCAATTTTTTTAAGATTTCTATTTGAATCATTTACTATTTCTAGTACTTTATTATCGTAAACACTCCATTTTGATTGCATAATTTTGTTGTTTAGTTTCAACAAATGTACCCTTTTATCTATGCAAAATACAATTTAGCTTCAATAGCACGTCTTTTAGTAAGTCCGTTTAATACTTTGCCACCCGCTTTATTCCAAATCATAAAGGAGTTTGTAATTGTCGGATCGCTAGGATTAGCATTTACTTTTTTCAATAATGAACTTTTAGCAAGTCCAGCAAGTCCGATATTATAAGCTATAGACACAATAGCGTTGAACTGGTTTTGATTGATATTTGCTTTAATCATTTTATTCACATCAGCAGCAAACTTATCGGCAGTTTCTTTAAACATCCATTTCGCTGTGGCTAAACTTATCGGAGCATCTTGCATAGTTACTTTTTTACCGCTAGGATAAAATGTCGCTCCGTAACCTATTGTCGCTACTTTTGCCGAGCATAAATAAGGAACTAAAGACAATCCCTCAAACCCTTGAATTAATTTGTAACCGTTCTCGTCTAGCTTGTTCATTTTGCTAATTTTTTATGTTTGTCAAAATCTTCTTTTAACTTAGAATATAAACCTTTTAAACTTTCGTGGTCTTTGGCTAACTCGTTATATTTATCGGTTAACTGTCTATGTAACTTTTCCCAATTTTGCGACTTCTCAACTTCTTTTGCATAAGACATCTGAATGTTATTGAAGTCGGTTTGTAATGTAAGATTGTGTTTTTTTATTTCCACTACTTCTAACATAACTTCATCCATTCGATTTTTGTAGACAGTTAAAAAGTCGTCATACATTACTTTCATAGTTGAAACCGCATCTTGTCTTTGCTTTGCTCTACCACCAAAGAACCACATAACAGGCGCACTTAATGTAGCTAAAATAGTTTGCCAATACTCGATTAAAAAATTCATTCCTTAAAATTAAAAATTAAAAATAAAACTAACTACTACCCCCATAACTAGGAAAAACTCTCCAACCCATAAATCTTTTGCACTTTCAAAACGTTCTAACTCGCCAATTATTCTGTCGTGCGCTTGCCACGCTTCAAAACTCCATAAACCGCAGTAACCTAGAAAAGATGGTACAAGTATTTTAAAAGCTATTTCCGTTGCTATGTACGTGTCGCTAATTGTATCGCTAATTGTGCAATATAATGCACACCCAATAACAAAAGCTATCGGAGCGTGTAAGTGCCAACGATTGACAATGATTTTATCCAAACTTTTTAAGTCTTGTAGTATTGATTTTAGTATGCTCATATTAATTATTTAAAAGGGTTATTAACTCGTTTTTTTCTTCTTCAGTCATTGTTTCAACTTGTTTTGTAACTAGGTCAATTATAACCTCATTTACTGTTAACGTTGGCACTTGTGCTGATGCTATTTCTTCTGCGGTTGCGCCCTCAACCCACGCTGTACCGTTCCATTGTTCTTTTACAAAACCACCTAAGTATGGTGTTAAAGTCCAATTATTGTGTTTTGGTTCTGTTCCTACAATACCACCACAAGTAAAATCCGAGTTTATTAATGTGAAATCCATAATTATATTCTAATAAAAAATTGACCTTGAACTCTTTTTAAACCCGATGCTGTAAATGCTGTTTGTGTATTATCCCTAAAAACATTAATTGTAGAAGAACCAGAAGCACATTCAATTCTCCCTGCTTGATTTGTAGTAATACCACCATTATTTATAATAAAAGCACCTAAAGTAATTGATAATAAAGCCGAATTATTTGGCAATGTAAAATTTGCTGATGTAGCGTTTGAAGTACCCTCTAAACAAAAGTTAACGAACATAATCCCATCGATTATTTTGTACCAAATAAATTTATTAGCCGTGAATGAACTCCACCCGACAATGGTTGAAATAGCGGTGTAATCAACCCACGATGTTTTATCTGTTTTTAAAGCTAGTGCATCAAACACCGCATTTTGACTAGGTGCAACCGTTGTAACTCCGTCTGTAATACTATCTTGAATTATTGTTTTGTTTTCCCAAATATCAGTCGCAGAAGTATAGGTTAACGCTTGACCGTTTGCAGCAGTAGTTATTTTAACATTGTGCAATTCGTCTAACTCATAACCATTATCCACCTTTACAAATATACTACCTTGCGTTGCGTGTGCGTGAATAACATAACCAATAATCACTAAATGATTTGGCGCAGTTGGTTTAACTTTTGTAATTCTACCAGCAACCGTTGGCGATAAATAAAGAATATCCCCATCCGCCCAAGTTTCAGATTGTAAAGAACCCGTTGTATTTACGTTTCTTATCAATCCGCTAGTCGTTATGAACCCTTCTTGATTGTTGTTGATTGTTTCTGTTACAAGTCCTATTGTTTCAGCAGATAATGTATCACTTGTCGCTTGTGCTAAATCAACTTTTAATCTTTGCCCTTGCGCTCCAGTAACCCTAACCGCTTGATAATTTGCTTCTAATAGGTTTACGTTAGTAGCGGTTTTATTGACTACTCTAATAACATTTTCTTGACCTATTTGTAAAGTAACGTTTCCACCTTTTAGTTTTAAATCTACCGTTCCATCGGTATCGTTCCAAACCATTGAACCCGCAGCGGTAGGTATATTTGTAGGTGTATTGTCAAACTCGATATTCCCAGTGAGTAACCCAAACTCTCCTAAATTAACATCTTGCGTTGCACCTGTGTAAGGAACACCACCGCCCGTTGACTTGTTTGTAACGGTTAAAATCCAAACTCCATCGTACAAGTGTTTTAATTGAAAGAAGTCCCCAACGTTTAAAGTAACGGTTGATATTGCTTGGTCTAAATAAAAAGGAGTAACACCATCAAAATCAAATGTAACAGTAGCATTTATATCATCGTTTTGAATAACGCCCTCGATTAAACTATTATCTGGAAATACAGTATCATCTAATGTTTGAACTCCGCTTTGAACTTGCCAATATTTTAAACGGTCTGCGGGTTGCCAAGTTCTATCGCCATTAATTGCATCAAATACTTTATCCCCAACTGTTAAAACTTGCGTTAAATTAGGTATAAAATTATTGTATATTTCCCACACCGCTGCGCCAGTACTTGCATCGGTACATTTGTAAGTAGTGCCATCGTCTAAAGTCCAAAGCGAATCTATTTTAAAACGTAGCGTGTTATCAAAGCTAGAATCAGGAATTACATCAAAGCAATTTGTTGAGTGTCTTATAAACCCGCTTTGGTCAAATACGTGTCTAAATCCACTTTGCCACATATCCTCATATTGATTTGAGCATATTCTTGAAATACCACCATCACCACCAAAATCGTATGTTCCCTTTTTAAGCAAAGAAGTATTCTCTAATTCTATTGCATCGGCATCATTTATAAGTATGTTTTCGCCACCCGTTGTATTGCCTAAAACTAAAGTTTGTGCTAGTGTTTGATTGCCGCCACCTCCGCCAGTAGTTATATTTACAATATATTCGTTAGGCTCTGCAACAATCGTAACATCATACGTTGTTGTCGTTACTGCTATATCTATTTCTGTTGCCATTATCTAGTAATATCACATTCAATTAAAAACTCTCCTTTTATCCAAGTATAAACATCGTTATCCGCTTCTTTGATTTGAATATCGTATTTGTAATTAGCAGCGTCAATATCAATGATCTGTTTATTGATTTTAAATTGTCCTTGCGCAGCGTTTGTAATTGTCAATCCTGCACTTGCAACGGTTGTTAAATCCAGCGCAATTATACCTCCGCACTCAGTACGCAACTGCATACGAATAACAAACCCCGTAAGATTCAAATCGACGTTATCAATTTTAATTCTAAAACCGACTTCTTCAAACGTGTCGCCTTTGTAATGTTGGAAGTTTAATCCTGCCATCTTCTACTTTTTTTAAAAATATTTCTAGTTTCTTTACGTTTTCTTTTTTCGGCTCATATTGCCTTTTACAAATACCATCCGCCATAGTCTGCATTTTTATCAGGGTAAACATCGTTATTTGAATTACTTAAATACTCAGGAAAATCGCTGCTATTAAAACACATAAAATCAATAAACCTACGTGTATAATGTTGCGCTGTATCACGTGCTTTTTCAATTAAGAAATCGACTTCGCTTTTATCTACATTTTGACTGTTTTCAGCACCGTGTTTATACAATCCTTTATTTCCTATAATATAAGATGCGTAAGGCAAATATTCAACCATAGTCCATTGTATAACCATTGGTTTAATATAGTCGTTTACAAGCGACAAATAAGGCTCTTGCAAATCACTATCTAATATATCATCACTAATTTTATTAAATAGTTTAGTGCCTAAATAATTTTGAATGTAAATATCTTGCGCTATTTTAACGAACTGAATAAATTTATCTACATCAACGTTTCCGTTTAATGCAGTGAATCTTTTTACATCGTCTGTACTTACAAAAATTGCTATTGCCATAGTTTAATTAGTTTGGGTAAAATCCCTCGTTAGGCATATCTTTAGGCATCATTGCCACTTCTTTTGGGTTTCTAACTCTATATCCTGCTTGTTCCGCTTTTGCTACTGAAATAGTTGTAGCGTTTGGATTTGTAACATCTACTTTTACTCCGCTTACATAAGTTTGACGCAGCCATTTATGATGACATCTGGGACCGCCCTTGTAAAGAAATAAATTGTAAGATTGTCCTTCGTGTCCAAATCCTGCGTTAACTGAATTTGAATCAGTATTTACAATATCCTCTTTACGATAAATCTTATCGGTAGACATCATTTTTTTACAAAAATCTCTTTGCGGGTTTGTGCTGCCAGTATATTTATAACGAGTTATAAAGTTTAAACCCTCGATTTTTTTATCTTGTTCGCTTTTGCTGTTTGGTCTAGCTGTTATCGCTTTTGCAAACTTTTGAAATAAACTAGGATTTTGTTCTT